TGTATTGTCTGCTGCAGACGTACCGCCTGAGAAGAATGTGCCTTGTGATTGTTCCCACGGTTGCAACCAACAACTGTATGTCCATATTGTTCTGTTTTCACTTGTGCCAAATGTCCGACTCAAGTAATCCGCAGACCCATCAAGGACTAACGATTTTCCACCGTAAGTTCCTCGGTCTAATTCTTGATCGCCACCCGAACCTGCGCCGAAACCGATGAAGCCTTTTTGATAGCGCTGCATCGCATTGTAATGTTCCATCGAGATAGGTAACTTCATTACTTCACATCCAGTGATCGACCAACCATACTTAACGTCGATGCTGTCGCGGCTTTGAAATTAAATTCATCGACTGCGCTTGATGCTGTCGATAGTATCGGTGCTGTTCCTGAAGGAAATAAATAAGCGCTGTTCCATGTCAATGTACGTGATCCTGTACCGTCTTGTTTTACTGTGATTGAATAAAACGCTCCTTTCTTTGCGTTTGTAATATTAGTTAATACACGATTGCCGCCCAGTGTCACTTCTGCTATCTGTTGTGTTTCGCCGTTCCATGTAACAGATGCTTGATCGGTTAGTACAACAGTACTTGCGTACTGTTGTTTCGCCCATTTGTTTTCTTGTGACTTCATTGCATCATTCGTTGTCGCATGAAGCGCACTGCCATCCCCGTAGACCAGTACCCAATCGCCCGGACCTATTGCGAGTGTTGTTGCACCATTAATTTGTTCTGTTGAATTTGGATCGAGCGTTAGCGTGCCCGTACCATTGTTTAATATTGCGCATTTAAACCGGCTAGTTAGCGTCGCAACTGCGGAGAACGTAATATTGTAGGAGGTTCCTGTGCAAACAAATAGCGTATCCATATCGCTTAGCCCAACATTAAATGTCGCACTCTTTGCGGTTACTTTGCTGTCGTTAAGGGTGTCTGTCACTAGCCACCCAGTATTCGCGGAATTTCGTCGTTTTAGCGAAGTTGCTGTTGTATCCGCCCACGGCAAATAGGCATACGTTGTCGAGGGTGCCGCCGCTCCGCTGTTCAGCGTAGCGATAGCAGCGCTTAATGAATTTATATCCGCGCGTACTGTTGCGCCGTCTGCATTGTCTATTACATAATCATGTTGTGACATTATTCATACCCCTTCAGAAAAATAAGTGTTTCTCTAGGAAGATCGATAAGTTTTGAATCCCGTACGGCGATCAATCCAAGCGCGATAGGTGCCATCGGATCATGTAATCGTGCTTTTCTGTTAGGCACGAATTCGATTCCTGTCCAACGATATTCTTCGGGCTTTAATTCACAATCATCGGGCACTGCGATCCCTTCCGCGTCTTTGTCAGTGGAGTATCCTGTAAGAACGCCAACGTCATCTAATAATGCTATTTTCATTTAAACTATCTCCTCAATTACTGCGCCTAATTCGAGTACCCTAATATTAAAACTAGGATCGTTGCTGGTTAATCGTGCTTGAAAGTCAAGTGCTCGCGCATTAAATACCGCCGCATCAAGCAATTCCCATTCAGACCATGCTGGAGTGCCTAACGGATCGTCATCGGTCTCCCGGACCCATACGGTAGCATCTGCCTCGTTACCGAATACACCGTCGAAATTTAACCATGTATCCATCAAATCTGTCCTGCTGTCAAATAGGTTTTCGACATCGACGACAAGTGCTTTCAGTGTTTTCTTAACTTGATAGTTAGATACTGATCCCGCATCGAATCCTGCCGCAAAATCATAGGTGCCCATTGTTGCGACGCCGCCTGATCCTGTATCCCAATCCGCCATACTGTCGATTGCTGTCCAGTCATCGATGTAGTCGGCACCTTGCAGTTGTAGTACGCTGTCAGTGGCGACCGTCGAGGCATGTATGCCGGTGAAAACAACATGCTCTGCGATCGTCGATACGTTTGCAAATGAAATTGATTGAGCGCCCTTTGTGCTGATCATTGCTGTGCCGGTACTGTAACGCCCCCCTGCATCCACTGTTTTCATTAAGTAGGTGCCGAGTAATAACGGCAATGATGCGAGCGTACCTGATCCGGGTATTGCGCTTTCAATCGATGTCGACGTTGCCCACGTTGCGCCTACCTGTAGCGGTGAATGCCGCACTTCAAAATGACCGCCGACTGTAACATCTAATTCGTTAGAAAGATCCCACCTTATAATCGCAAGGCCGCCCATTGCGGTAATTGTCGGATTTTGCGGCTCGATGGGAAGTGCAGATGCCGATATCATATTCTGAGTCAATGGAGATGTCGGAGATGGCGCACCTAATGCGTTTATTGCGGTGACCGTAAAATACCACGTGCCTGCTGGCGCATTATCGATCGTGATCGTTGTCGATCCTATAGTACGGGATTCGACATTGCCGTCTTCCCTTCGATACGTAACCCGATAGGCGGATGCAGATAGAACCGAGTCCCAACCTAGAGTGATTCTGTTGCCTACGATACCGCTTGATACAATATATAATTCTTCTGTTGCCACTAAATTCTCAGGAGCATCAGGAGCCCGCCCTATCAATGAGGCAGGCAGAGGTTCGAGTATTAACCCGTTTTCAACGGCATCGTATCGCGATGCGTCGTATTTTACGCCCACGATCTCAACTTTAAGATCTTCGACTTCTGTAACAGAAACACAGCGCCATGTTTCTGCTGCGAGACTTGACGAGGTAATGACCCATATTGCGTCTGTTTGAGGCGCACTTGAAAAAGCGGGAGAGACTACAACAGAAGATCTCTCTCCTGCGGCGGTGGTAATTGTTCTTTCGCCTATCGTTCCGTCTGGTAGCATTACGCATAGGGTATATGTCGTCGAGACGGATAGGGTTACTGCGCTATCTAGTTCGATAAGCGTTGTCGTTGCTGATACGATTCGTCCGCCATAGCGTGCGCCCACCCTGTGCTGATCATGCGTCGTAAAAATAGTTCCCGGTGCGATAAATGTACCGTCAAGTCCTGCGATAAATGTCACTGTCTCTGTTTCAAGACGTTCTGCATAAAGTATATGTCGCCCTAGCCGCGCAGCTTGTCCTCTAGAAGTACATCCGACAGCCGTGACCTCTGTTTCCCTGACCCCGTACAAGGCGATGCCCTCTGGATCATCTACGTACTCGACGTTTTGTCTATAAGCAAGATCAGGATCGTTATAGGTTACTAAAGCAACGGTATGCCTGCTTCGTAAAGAAGATCCAGAATAATTAAACGTACCTTCTACGACGTTTGCCTCTGTGAATAATGCTGTAGAATCAGCAGGGCTTTCTTGAGAAGTAATGACTGTTCCTGCGCCCCAGTAAGCAATACCTCTGAATACCGATGCAAGCGCATTCAGTAAGGATAGTGCTTGATCTCGGCGCTGGATATAAATATTACATGCAAAACGAGGTTCTTGTCCGCCAAAACCGTCATCAACTAATTCGTCGCAATACTGGGCGATGGTGTACAACGACCATTTATCGATCAGCGTTTCATCAATGTATTGCCCCATTCCGTAACGGCTGTTCGTCGCAAGATCATAAAATACCCATGCCGGGTTATCTGACCATAGGACTTGAAATGTGCCGTCCCATTCGCCCGTATACGTTCGAGTATCTGGGTCGTAGTTACTAGGTACTTTGATACGTAATAATTTTACGTCATACGCCCGCACTGGTATTCTAGGAAATTGTTCTGCATTAACTGATAAGGCAACAATCGCTCGATTAGGGTAAGTAAGTTTAGCGTGTATTATTTCAGTATAACTTTCCCATGTTATGTCGTTTCGTAAAACAGATCCTGTTTCATCGGCAGTTACGCGTGTTACTCTTATATCCCAAGGACCGGGTGCGGGCAACCTTACAGTGTACGCTCTTTGATAACGCGTTGTTGTTTTTCCGCTTATCGTGCTGTCGACAAAAAGAATATAGCCGCCGCCGTTGTTTTGGACATGTATTTGTAGCCTTACCGATGTTCCGCTGATATCCCCGTTTGTCGTATCTACGCTGTACAAAGAATCAGTGCTCATCGTTATCCTTACCGAGTCCACATCAGTATCCGATATTGATTTTGTGATCGGTATAGGCTGTGTAACTTTCGTAGGCCCAGCGGATATCTCTTTTTCAGTACCCTCGAATCCCGGTATATAACTTTGCGATTGCGTACCCGATCTTGCAAGCAAAACAACGTCGCTGAAGTTATAACTGCCGTTTGAATTTTGAATAGGTACCCCGTCTAAATAAACAGACTTCAAGCCGTCAACGAGTCCCCAGATCTCGCCTTCACCGATAAGATCCAGCACCCTAGCAGACTGCTTTGATCGTAATGAGTCAGGCGCTTCGACAGGAGTACGCGATTCGCCGCCGCCGCCTTTTCCGCCGCCGCCTGATCCTCGTATGGGCAGTCGCTTTTTCATTTTGGGCTCCCGACAGATGGTGCTGGCTCTGCCTTGCTTCCTGTCTGCGAGTAGGGCGCTGTCGATGGGCCGCTGCCAGCAGATATAGTTGGATCTTTTGTAGTAAGCCCGCCACCAGATACGATGGGCGCTGTTGTTGCTGCTGCTGCAAAATTTTCGACAGATAAGCCTGACGATATGACAGTTGACCCAACTCGCATACGACCATAGCCGACGGGTACTGCATTACCTTGTACGACTGAATTGTTCGCTCCATCAAATGCAAATGAAGGCAGGTTATTAGGAGCATCGACAGGCGCTGCTGATTTAGGTGACGGCGCGAGTAGTTGTGATATACCTCCCAGTGCTAAACTTGTGCCCACACTGAATGCGATACTCGAAAGAGAAATACTTGTCGCGCCGAATGTACTTGTCATTAAACCTGATGCAGGGTTCCAAAACGATAAGCCTATTAATGCAGCACCGAATAATACTTTAAAGAAACCTGATTTCGCGCCAGCAATAACAGGTATAATTTTGATATCTCCCGGCACCGGAAAATGTATCTGTTTTTCATCTATATCGCCGACTGTTGTGACAACATGGTAGCCCATGTCATCGTTGTCTATCACATACTTTGGAAAATCTTTAAAATTCGCACATAATGCGCGCACAGCATCAGCGGGATTGTTAACATCGTACGAATGGTCTGCTCCGAATTTATCCGCAAGATGCCCATATAATTTTATATTCCTTAACATGCAAATTCCTTTCGCCGCAAAATATGCGTCGTTACTTTTTCCCAGTAACCGCCATAAACTTCGCGCGTCGATATTCTTCCCATTACATGATGCAATATTTTATTATCACCTAGAAATATTCCAGCATGATTAGATACCTTGCTCGATACCCGCATATATACCATATCGTGTTTTTTTCGTTGCGATTTATCAACAAGAATCCAGCCATCCTTTTCGTAATTATCAAGATATAGATTCTCGCCCATGTTCCACCAATTATCGCGTCGCTCGTGTTCGGGCAATATAATTTTTAACGTCGCTTTGTAGTAATCTCTGATTAATGAATAACAATCAAGTACGCCGTGGGAAAATTCTCGGCCTATTAATGGAGCAACAAAATTATCCGGGAGATAGGTTTTAATTTCAGCAGAGGGCCATCCTACTATGATCCAAGGCAGTCCCGTTATATTGCAGCTCGTACGGTCTGCTTGCGATGCAATAGGCGGCAAGTTAGGGTGGCTATGTACGACAGAGAGTACGTTATATTTATCTTCTGCGGCCGCATAATCTTCTACATTCATTATGAAATGCTCTGTATTTTCTGCCTCGTTTCTACAAGGAACGTACAGATGTTTTCCTTTATCAATAACTAATAATCCGCACGCCTCTTTTGGGTAAGCGCGTTTTGCGTGCGCTTTGATATGTGCCTCGGCTAAAGGTTGAATGTTCATCCTCTGTACGTACCCGCGCCGGGAAATGCGCCGAGAGGAATTTCCGCAGAGGCACCGAATCGTAACTTACAACTCGATATACGTTTGCCGCATACATCTTCAGCAAGCACTGTTGTCGCTATATCAAGGGCATTAGCGACAGCGCCGCCAGCGTAACTGCATTCAGTTGATCGATACACCCACTGGCAAATGTTTTGTACGACTTGTCCGCGAGGTACCATTACGCCTTCCATATCTAATGCGGACTCTAATTCAAATTCTATATATACTTTATTTTCTGAAGATTTTCTTGCTATGTAATAGATCTCATCTGGAAGCGCGATGTTAGGATCCGCTGTAGGATTCGTGCCGCCGGTAAAATTAACGGCATCAAGATAGCGTACAAACGTGCGTCTGCGGGTTATTTTTGCGCCTACAAGATCATTTGAGTCGCGTACAAGTGCGCCTATCAAAGAGGTTACGTTTGCGATCCTTAAAGTAGGTCTAGTGGAGGTCCCTGTTCCTGCTTTTTCAAAACCATCTGCTTCAATAGGAAACGGCGTATAGGTGTCCCCGTTCCATACGACCGACTGCTTTAGTTCGTTAACGCCGGCATGAAAATAATAAATAGTAGCGGCAGCGAGTGCGGTTGCATCAAGCTCGAAAAGGGTTACGATCGCGCCCGGATCCAATTTTTGAATATCAGATTGAATAGTCATGCTATTTCAAATACCTCCTCAAACAGCATGGTAATATTATTCAAAGGTCCCTCAATATAGGTGCGCTGCCATTTCTCGCAAATAAAAGCCGCTTCTGCTTTGCCGGGCGGTGTCCACGTGAATTTAGTCACGCCCGCCTTACCTTCTAAAAACGCTTCGATCGCATCAGCGTCTGTGTCCGATAAATTATTAAATACAAGATTCCAATTTTGCGGATTTGTATTGATACCGTCGCTCGCGCGTTGCAGATACCCGTCGCCAAACTCGGCGCGTTTAGTACGTGGGGATAAACTTAATGGTGTTCCTACTGAAGGCGTGTACGTAAAGTCGCTCATGATGCAAGCAGCCCTCCAGTACGTTTATGCTTCATAATTTCTTGCGCGACCATATTCGATAGTTGCCTACCTAATGCGTTTGCTTTTCCTTCGGAATCATTTCCTTGCTGCTGGGTTGATCCTGTCTCAGCGTTAACCACGATTTGTATATTGATATCTCCACCACCTAATTTGTTATTAGGTATAACGTTGCCTGACTGTCGCGGTACGATAACTTCGGGTCCTTTCTCTCCTACAAGATACGATGTCCCCGCATCTACTGGGCCTCCCATGGCGCGTTTGCCGCCTATGCCTAGCAGACTTGTTTTAAGTCCTGCGCCACCAAGTGCAGTAACGCCTGCTGCTGGCGCACTGACTCCGCCAGTAAACAACCCCCCTAAGAATCCTTTGAAGTCAAAACCGCCGACTGCTTCAGCAATAGGGTCTGTGACTGTTTTGCGCAATAGTATGCGCGCGATGTCGTCAAATATGCCCTGTAATACGCCTCTGAAATCTTCGCCTTTTAAAATAGCATCTTCAAACGCACTGCTGAACGTTGCGCCAAGATCCTTCATTGTACTATCAGTTCCTTTTGCCTTGTCCTGTACTTTTTGAAATTCGTCTTTAAGCTGCGCGTTTCTTTTCGTAAGTTCGATGGCGCTGATCGCGTTGTTGTCATAAAGTAGTTGCGTACGTTCAAGCGCTTTATTAAATTCTTCTGTAGGAGTTAGTAAGCCTGCGGATACATTCGCTCCTTCTTTCATTAAGGCGTCTTTTGCGTCTTTTTCTTGTTTCATCGCATCGATGTTTGCTTGTCGTGCTACGGTAGAGTCAAAAAGAGCAAGCGCATTATTTTTTTCTGCCTCTGTTGCCTGATTAAGATCTAGCGTACGTTGCAATATGGCGCGATCGCTTAGCCCTAATACTTCATTTTCTTCTTTTAATTTTTCAATAAGATCTGTTATCGCATCGGTGAATTCTTCGTTGCGCATTGTTGCTTTATTCGTTTCGTCCGCCGAGTCTTTAATTAAATCTTTAACTGGCAATGCCGCGCCTTGTATGCCCGTATACCCCTTTATAGAATCAGCCTGCGCATCAGCAAAATCTTTAATGGACGCGATTGCTTTGTCTCTTTCAGCGGTGGCTTCGGCTGTTGAAGTTTTTATTGCAGAATTGCTTCCAGCAACCGCCGCGCGCAAGGCTTTTGCAGATGAAACCATGTCGTCCACTGTTTCGTCGGATAAAAAAGGCGTGTATTTTGAGGAGATAAGAAGAAATTGAGCTAACGATTCCCGCATGTTGTTAAGCGCAAAATTCCATTTTTCAACTATAGTCAGTGTCACTATTGTTATACTGTATTTTAAGTTTGCCCACGCAGTTAACAAGGCAGTGGTCATGCCTACTCCAGCTACGCGCACAATTTCAAATTCATCATGCAGTAATTTACCGAATTGAAACGCTAATACTCCTACCATAGCAACAGATAATAGGCTCAATGCAGAAGCCATAACGCCCACTGCTTTTGCAGCCTGCAGAGTAACCGGCGTCGATAAAGCAAGGCCGCCCATAAAAGCGGGCAAGGAGGTAAGGGCAATCCCAGTTAATGATGCTTTAAGTGCAATAAATGCCCCCGTTAACCCTGCCACAGATATAGCGGCAATTTCGACTACGGCGGGCAATGCTACTAGTGCAATATAAAATGCGCCGCCGGTTCCCAGCAGTTTTGTAAGATTTACAATTAGGTCTGTGTTTTGGATAATGACATCAGACATGCTAACTACTGCGCCAGAAAAAGCAGTTACAGCGCCAAGTCCTTCTGCTCCCAATGCCTCAAATACTCTGCTAAGTGCCTGCTTCATCCTACCTAGTGCAAACCCTGCTGTTTTGCTCATAGCATCAAACGCTTCTTGCGTCGCACCTGTCTTGTTTTCCATGTCCTCCATAATTTCATTGAAGCTCTTGCCTGCTTCGCCGGCAAAGTTTAATGCCGGGATGATGGCTTCAACGCCACCGAATAATTGTGCGATCTGTTCTGTGCTGCGGCCTGTTTTTTCGCTGACTTCTGCCATAAATCCAGCAAAGCCCTGTGCTTTTAATCCAGATACTGAAAAATTAATGCCTAATTTTTCTGCGAGCTCTGCGGCTTCGCTCGATGGCTTTGCAACAGCGGCCAATATTGCACGAAGGCCCGTTACTGATTCGCGAGTGGATATACCTGCTTTTGTAAGTGCGGCGACGGCTGCGGCTGACTCATCGAAGGATAGTCCTGCTGATACCGCAAGCGGGATCACTTTACCTAATGATGCAGATAGTTCGCCGACGGTTGTCTTACCTGCTTTCATTGCAACGAATAAAGCATCCGATGCTTCGCCTGCTGTTAACCCTGTTGCGCCGTAGACATTCATTGCCGTCGTTAGGCCATCGACGGCTGTTTCGACATCTGTTACGCCGCCCACTGCTAATTTATTCGCAGCAGTCAATACTTCGATTGCCTGCGCACCGGGTTCAGCGCCTGCTGATATTGCCTGATAAAGACCTTTTGCTTGTTCAAGTCTGTTTGATCCAAACTCTGCTGATAATGCGCGTACAGAGTCCGTCATGCCGTCAACAGAATTTTTTGCATCGCCTGAAAGCAACGTCGAGACTTCTTTCATTGCTGTTTCAAACTCGACTGCTTGACCGATTGTTGCTTTAAATAATAATGCGCCGCCGATTCCTACGATCGCGCCTTTCATTGAAAAGATAGATTTTTTCAGTCGGTCAAAACCGCCCGCCATCTTCGTTTGTTGAGCGCGTACATTGCGCGACATCCCATCGACGGAGGCCTGTACTTGCTTTGCGCCTTTCTGGACTCCCGATGCATCAAGTTTTACGCCAAAAGTGGATAGAAAATTAGCCATGCGATCTACTCTTATCTAGATATACGTTGTCCATCTCGACTATCAATGTTACAAACATTTCTATATCCTCAATTAAATAAAGCCTTATGTACGCTTCTATCTCTGTCAAGGGAATGTAACCTTGCGACATTCCCTGATTTCGACTTCTATTGAGTAAATTAAATGCTGCAATATACTCAAAATAAGCACTTGGATAATCAGGCTTTGAATCAAGTGCGGCAGTATTGACTTTGCCGCTGTCTTTCATCTTCTCTAAAAATTCCTCATGCTTCCCCCACTCTAAATTCCATTTTAAGTAGGCGGTTACTTTTCCACTGCGTCTTCAATCTCCTCCTCTCGAAAAATCTGGAAATCCTGAGACCATGCAACAACGTCATCGCGAAATTCTTTAAAAACGGGATTGGATAAAATTTCGACGGCTTTCTCGACGCTGTACTTCACTTCTTTGTCGTCTATTTTTAGCCCTTTCCAGTCCACTAGAATTTCTTTTGCAATCGCTTGGGTTAAGATCTGCTCTGCAAGATCATCATCGAGTGATCCGCGTTGTGTCGCTTTTTTGTGCGGCGCTAATAATCCAGAAAGATATTTTTGAAATGATCTACACCCATATCGACGTATCAATAATGAGGTTGTTGAATCAAGATCAATCCATTTACCTTCTTCGGATGCTTTTACATCCATTGCGTAGCTTTTACTTAAGTCCATTGTTTTTACTCCCCGTTATAAAAATATTAATCTAACGCATCGATCTGTATTGCGTAGGTGCCGCCGGCATCGACGATTGCGCCATAGGTTAAATCCTGTACAACATCTGAATTGGCTCCGCCTGCTTCTATTGTTGCTTCAGTATATTTTGTATTAGGTACGGTAAACAGATAACTATTGCCATCTGAATCCGTCACCTTAGTGCGAAAACTTGAATTGGTATCGTTGACAAATTTACTAACCAGTGAATTGTTTTCAAAATAAGCCGTCATGCTTCCAGTAACTTCGCAGCGACCTGCCGCAATCCCCGCCAGTTCGCTTTGGCCGACTTTAGGTTGTTCCCTGTTGTTGTTCGTCAAATCAATACTGAATGATTGAAAGCAAACGCCGCCTGCAATATTCGATCCTTCCCAAACATCACCTACGTTGCCCGATGCGTTCATTACTGGGTTCGATATTACAGCCGCAGTTGTCGAGGCAATCGTGGTCGAGGCAAGGGTAACTCCTTGCCCGTTAAAGCTGAATGATCCCGTCAGTATTGATTGTGATTCAAAACTAAGGCTCATCGAGCCTACACGCATTCCGTCAAATTGGTGCAATGAACTGACGTCTGCAAATTCTTTTTCAATAGTATAGGATTTATTAGTCGTGCCGTTGCGAATAACCTTGCCTTGTACGACGCCTGCGCCTGCTGAAAATATTTCAGAGGTAAAGGATACGGCTGCGCCTGATGATGCATTAACAACATCAAGGGTGGTATTTGCACCTACGGTACTGACTCCCGTTACCCGTACATCGAGGTTATTGCCTGCGACGGAAGCGGTTACTCGTAAATGCTGATCGACAACCACGTTGTTCATTGCGCTCGAATCACATTTGATGCGACTTGCTGAAACGACGCATGATGCGATAGCAGCAGAAACACGGGTGGTCACCCATTGACTTAGCATAGCGCCCTCAATAAGGCGATCCATTTCTGCGTACCTTAATTCAAAATTAATATCGCCGCCAGCACCGCCACCGACTTGCGTGATGTCGGATACGTTTCTGTCGGATCGTATGGTATCGGATGTAACGGAATCAAACGTTCCGTTTAAAGATTCGGATGTGAAATTAAGATCCTGCATAGCAGGGCCAGTAGGCGGAACGCCCCAAGTAGATTCTTCGATGTAACGGACCGCGGTGCGGTTAGCGTCTGCAAATGACATATCGGTGCCCCTCTATAGAGTTAGTTGATTAAACCGAGAGGCATAGTTGATTAGTGAGGCTTTTGAACGTGACTAATCAGCGTGTCGGTATGGGTAGTTTATAAGAGCTTTATTATATATACAAGAATTTATTCTGTTAATTGGCTTTTGCGGATAAATTTGCTCAATTAGGAGTTTTCAGAAAATGAAATCCCTTTTTTTATTCCGAGTTAAGTGGCATAAGTATATTGCAAATCAATAAGTAAGTGGCTAAGTGGAAGGTATATTTCATGATCCACTAGTTTATGATTTGATTTTCCCCTATATAATATAGGCTCTGAAACACTTAGAAAGAGGAGAACGCTATGACCAGAATTAACATTATCCCGGCGGAGGAATTAACCGACCAGCATTTAATCGCCGAGTACCGGGAGATCTTTATGGTGCGCCCGGCATTGCTTCGCAGCATGTGTGCCAAAAACGGGGTATATGGCATCCCGGATAAATATACATTGAACAAGGGCCATGTTAAGTTTTTCTATGATAAAGGGCTGTATTTGGAGAAAAGGTATACGGAACTCCGGGAAGAGATGCTCTGTAGGGGCATGAATCCAGATCCTGCGCGAATATTTAAGCCTTTTCCCATAGGTTTCCACAACGACTGGGTTCCAAGCTCGGAGGAGCAAGAAATCGCCAGAAATCGCATTAAAATACGGATTTCCGAGAAGCCGGAATATTACCGGTATTATAGGTCCCCATTATCCGGGGTATTTTAATTTGATTTAATACTTGCAATTCATAATAAGCTGTCATATATTTATACCTAAGAACTAACAGAAAGCGGAGAAATAACATGAAAGATATCAAAGTAACATTCGTGGTAGAAGTTGATGGCGAAATAAGTCTGTATCAGTCTACCGCCAAAGTAACGAAGAAAAAAATAAATGAACTATTCATAGATCAAGATCTAGAGTGGAAGAAATATGTTATGGCAGCATTCAAGG